TACCAAATGGCATAGCACCACCATTTCCACCTAGACCAGCTTGTTCGCTTAGTAATCTATTTTGTCTTTCTATTTCTGCTGTTTTTTGTTTATGAATTAATAAATCTGCCCCATTTCTAGTAATTATATCTTCAATGGTATTAGCTTGTTTTTTTTGCTTGTCAGTATTGTCATCTATTTTTTTTCCAAAGATTGCTTCGTAAGCAATATTAGCTAATTGTCTTAAACCTATTTCAATATAAGTTGCTAACAAATTAATTATAGCTTTTTGTACTACATCTCTAAAAGTTTCTCCTAATTTTTTACCTAATACAATACTTTCAGCAATTCCTTGTGATAAACTTTTAACTGCATCACTAGCTATCTTAGCAACTACATCTATCCCACCTTTTAATTTCTTTAATGCTTCATCATTTATTTCTTTGAATTTTAATCTAATATCTGTAACTGCATTTTTAAATCTTTCTAATGGACTTAATGTTTTTTGTAATTCTTCTTTAGATATTCTAAAACCATCTCCTGTAAAATCTCCATCATCTAATTCACCATAATCTTTTGAAAAGACACCTAAGTAAATACCTAATTCTTTTAATTTTTTTGCAATCTTATCTAAGTTACCAAAGACAACTGCACCTGCGGCGAACAAAATATTCTTTTTCGTTACAGAATTAAGTAGAGCCATAGCTACACTAGTACCTTTTATAACTTCTCTTAGTCTAACAAACTTTGTAATTATATTAGCTACAATTACTGCTAGTCCTAGACCTATGAATATTCTTACAGCATTAGTAAATATAGTTAAGTTTTCATAAACAAATTTAATAGAATTAGATAAGAATTTAACAGCACTAGCTAAGGTCTTACCTATATCTGTTGCAAATTGTGTTAAATATCCTGAATTATCTTCTAAGAATTGGTTAAGATCACTAAACTCATCTTTAAGTGTTTCAAAGAAAGCAGAGTCAGCAACATCTTTTTTAAACTTAAATAATTTATCTCCAAGCATTGAAAGAGTACCTTCAAAAGTTTTTGCAAGTTCACCTGTTGCTGTTCCAAATCGTCCACCTTTTCCAAATACTTCTTCAAATCTTTTTGCTGTAGCTTCTGCTGAAATAGTTGCACCAGCTTCAAAACCTAGTAATGCTCTTACACCTTTTTCTCTAAATACATCTGCGGCCGCAATACCACCACTAAACGATCTTTGAATTTGAGATGCTGTTGTTTGAAAATCTAAACCTGTAACTGCGGCTACGTTACCTGTTATTTCTAAAATCTTAGCTAACTCATTAGCATCTTTAGATACAACTGCAAGATTACCTGATGCGGCAGATATTTCTTCAAGAGAAAATGGAACTTTAGCGGCGAACTTAGTTAGAGTATCAAATGCACGTTTACCTTCATCTACTGAGCCAAATAAAAATCTAAATCTAGTAGCTAACTTTTCAACTTGTTTTCCTGTATCAACAAATTGCTTAACAACAAGACCTATTCCAATACCAGCTAATGCGTTTCTAATATTGAATATAGAAGATTTTAAACTAGAAAATGCTTTTTTAGTGCTATCTACTGCGTCTAGGCGAATTTGGAGTCTTTCTTGTGCCACTTTGTAATTTTTCCTTATCTGCCTTCACTTTAAAATATGCTACCCAAAAAGTAAATTCTTCTTGAGTCATAGTTAAAATTTCTTCCATACTTTTATGTAATTTTTCGCCCAAAGCAAGTATAGAAAATAACTCTGAGTCGTATCTTACTTTTTTTCTGCGTCCTCGTATGGCATAGTCGCTAACATAGCAGTTGCTACTCTTGCAATAACTTCAGGATCAGCTTTATTAAGAAAGATTTGTTTGTCGTCTAATTTAAATAACTTATTACCATCTTTGTCTTTTGCTTTTAGCATAATCGCATCTACTAAAACTCCTAGATCATCATTTCTAGCACCTTTAAATAGATTTCTTTTTTCTGCTAAAGTAAATGGACTACAATAAATCACTAGAGGTTGTCCTTCCTCGCCCCACTCGGCAACATTAATTGTTTTAACCCCTTGTGATTCAAAATGTTCTTTAACTCTATCTATTACACTCATGTTCTACCTTCTCCTTATAAATTAAACTGTGCTTTCAGTTAATGCACCGTTACCTTGAAACGATATTTCAGCTTCAACCATTCCATCAAAAGATGAATTGATTGTTCTTCCTGTAACGATTGCACTACCTGTGTAGTAAGTATCGCCACTTGAAGCACCTTCAGGATATACGTTTAAAGTTATTTCTGCACCAGCTACTAAAGCAGTTTGTCCTGTGTCAGTTTCGTCAAAAAATACAGAAGCAGTTCCTGTGAAAGTTTTAAGTCCTACTTTGTATGTTCTGTTTGTGTCGCCCATTGAAGTATCTTCAATAGTTTCAGCAGTTGTTTCTAGTGAGAATGATCTTAATTCGCCCAAAGTATCTGAGCCAATCTTAATCGTTCCTTCACTACCTGTGTGAGTTGCCATTTTGTTCTCCTTGTTAGTTGTTTATGGTGTTCCAGCAGTATATTGATACATAACTCGTACAACTACCCTGATACCACCGATAGGAAACAAAGTACCTTCATCTGTAGAAACTTCTACAATTTCAGTTCTCTTTGCGTACCCACCTCTGCTTCTATCAGATTCTAGTGCAGTTTCAATGGTAGAGATAAGTTCATTACGTTTAGTATCAATATTTGTTCCGCCTTTTACAAATCCTACAATAATAAAATCAGCACTTGCTTGTCTTGTTACAGTAGTAGATGTCATTGTTTCATCAGTTCTTAATTCATTACCTGATTGAACAAAGATTGCTGGGTATTGTTGTTCAGATAATTCATCTACAGAAAAAGGTTCTCTAGTAATCTTTTTTAATTCAATAGGTGAAGTTACTGCATCTAGTACAGTTATAATATTGTTAGCTATATTCTCTCTTTTACTCATATCAGTTTATTAACTTTTTTAAATTCTTTTGCAAAGAAGTTTATTAGAGTAGTCGTTTCTCTGTCGCCAATAGCAAAGAATTTTCGTTTCTTTTGATTACCTACTGCTTTCATAGCTTGGAATTTATTAGCAAAGAATATGATAGCTTGTGTAGGATTAGACTTCTGTGTCATGTTAGATAACATTTGTCCTGAGAAGTTTAGATCAGGAAAATTAACTTGTCTTCCCTTTTCACGTCTAAATGCTTTATATTCAGGTTTGTATGGTGCAAAAGCTATACCATCTGCGTTCTTACCTTTTTGAGTTCTTTGTTTAATCAAACCCATAAGAAATTCAGCAGTTCTTCCTAATACTGTTTGGACTTGTCTAGGTTGCTCTCTGATTTGTTGATTTAATTTTCTTTGAAGTCTTTTATCATCAACTTTAGGAGTTATCTTCATCTAACCAATCGTAATCTATGATATGCTTCTTTTTCTGAATTAGTTACTGTGCCTGAACTGTCATCATCATATTCAACACCATCTCTTAATACATCAGTAAATTCTTTTTCATATAAAACTCTATAATGATTCATCATCATTTGGAATCTGTCTAAGTTATCATTACTATTAAATTTAGTAAGCAAAGGACAAACGTAATCAGCTATTACTTTATAGACTGAACATCTTTTCCATTGTGCGTCAGTTAGTTTAGTTCCGTCCATTTCAATAGAATCTAATACAGAAATATCTTCTTGTATGTTTCTTTGATAAACTGGAAACCATTTAATTCTTAAATCTCGTTCAATATCATTTCTAGCTTGTGCATGATAATCGTTAGGTGTTGTAAAGTTTGCTATACCAAAAGTTAATATATCAGGTTGGTAAAATGTTAAGTCAGAATCAGTAGAAAAATTAGCCATGTTAAATCCTTTAAGTGTGGGGGATTTTACTCCCCCACGATAGTTACTCTAATTAAAACGCAGAGTCAGTTGTGATTGCAACTCCGTAGTCAGATTTAACTACACCTGATCCGTAAGTTACAGTAGCCACAATTTCAGTACCTCTTAAAGAAGCATCTCTTTGTGTTTCAATTTTGAAGTCAGCTTTCATAGCTAGACCTAATGATACTGGGTGGAATACTGCACCGATTGAATCATCATATTGGTCAATGCTAATGTTAGCATTTTCAAATACATCAATACCAGCAATTCTGCCAACATATCCGTTTCTTAATGCTTCATTTCCAATGTCAGAAATTGAACTAGCTGAAGTGTTGTATCCAGCTTGAGTCAAAGTTTTCTTTAAATTGAAAACAGCTTTAGGATTGAATACACCGTAGTAAGGTGCTGGTACATTCAATGCTCTTAAAGTTGCTTGTGCTTTGAATAGCAAGTCAGCAGTTAATTCAGTTCCAGCAGAACCAATGTCGCTAGAGAATGAACTAAATAGACCAGCTAAGTCAGAATCAACTTTCTTAGCGATTGCTTCACCGAATAACTTACCAATGTCAGATGCTACATTTCTAGATGCAGAATCTCTAGCAAGATCCGTAAGAGTTGTCATAACTCCCACTTCCGATGCTGTGATAGTTGTTTCAGTTGGGTTTACAGCAGTATTAGATAAGTCAGTTCCTTCTGCGATTGCTGATGCAGAGATAGCTGGATATACTGGTACTGCTATTTGTTTTCCTTGTCCTGAGATGTTGTAAGTAGTTACAACTGGTTTCATTACAGAAGTTTCTTGAAACGTAAATATCGCTTCTTGAATGACCTCTGTGTACAGTTCACTTAGTGTTGAACTTGTTGTTTCGTTTGCCATAGTTTTGTCCTTTTAGGTTAGTTGTTAATTGTTAAGTTTGCCTTCAACCCACCTTGCTCTCTTTGTTTTTTGTATTCAGCATAAATCTTACGATCTTCAGCTTTAGACAAATCCAAATCAGCTATATTAAACGGCTTTAGTGTATTGCCACCAATCCCACTCTGACTACCACTACCTTTTGGTGTAGCACTCAAATGATGAGGATTGTTATTTAGATACTCAGCAACCAACTCGTTCACACTCATTAATTCGCCTTTTTCATTGTATCTTGGTGTTCCATTTTCAGAAACGACCTCAACATTACCTGAGTCATTTAACTTAACTGCATTTCTTAATAAAGATTTAACTTCATTAGGATTAATTGCTTTAAGTTGAGAAGCAGTATTAACTAATGTTTCGTCAATTCTAATCTTCTGTAACTCAGATTCCAAAGCAGATATTCTACTATCTTTCTTTGATACTGTTTCTTTCAAAACTTTATCAAATTCACCTCTTTGTAAGGCGAGTTCTTGTTCCTTCTGTTTCTTTTCTTCCAAAAGTTTTTTAGCTTCTTCTAAATCTAGTCCATCAAGTTTAGATGATACAGTCTTTTTGTATCTCTCTAATCTTCTTTGTACTATCGCTTCTACTTGATCTTCAGTAAATGCTTTAGACTCAGCTTTGCTTTCAGTTTCATTAGAAACTTCAGTTACTTTGTCCACATTATTTTCAGTAGCTTGTGTTTGCTCTACCGAGTTATTTTTCTCGTCCATATTTACTCCTTTAATTTTAACTGCCTATTTTGTCAATCTAATTTGTAGTTGCCTTCTGCATCTAGCCAATCAGGATTGGTTGGTTGCCAATGATGGCGACAGTTGTAACCACCTCTGACAATAAATGGATCGCCTTGTGCTTTACCTTGCCATGTTTGCGAACTCCAAGTATCTCTTATTTCTTCTTCAGAAAAAACTTTATTTACATTTCTTCTACAGAAATCTCTACTATCTCTTACAGTAGTTCCTGTATATTTGTAATGGGTTAAACCTAACTCATCTGATCTATACTTTGCAAATTGACCATCAAAACCCATTAAAGAATCTTGTACTAATTGTGTAGCATATCTTCTAAAGTTATTACCTAATCTATCTCTACCATAGATAGTTTGCAATCGTTCTGTTGCTGTTTTAACAGCTTCAGTCTTATCAGGATTGTTAGCTATAAAATCTACTAACTCTTGTGCTTCTATATCATCTGTAGATTGGTATATTCCATTAATCTTACCTCTTAAATCTGCAATCATTTGTTCAGTAGGTTTTCCTGTTAATGTACTGTTATAAATCTCTTGAGATAATTCATTGACAAATTCACTACCTAAGTCTTCAAAGGGTAAATATGCACCACGTTTTAATTGTTGGATTGTTGTTAAATCTAATTCAGTTATTTCTTTGAACTCTTTAGGTATAGGATATTCTTTAAATGTAGCTAATAACCAACCAGCAGATTTATCATACTCAGCTATGTTAGTTTGTACTGCAATTAAATAAGTTTGTTCAATGTATTGTTTAAGTTTAGGACGCATCTCTAAAGCTATTGTAGTTCTTAATTTTAAACTACCTCTTTTAGGATCAATCTTACTAGCTTCTTTAATAACTAAGTTCTCTAGTTCTTCTAATGATTTCTGTAATCGTAAGACTTGTTGATCTGACAAATCCATAACTTTGTTTTGTCTATAATCACCTAACTTCTCCAGTAAGTCTTTAGCCATATTAAACTGTTGGAGTTTCTATCGCTGTTTGAGGGAACTCTCCAAGTCTTGTTGTTGATTGATCTATTTCTTCATCAATTTTAGATAATGTTTCATCATCTTCAATAACTGTTCTAGCTATTTG